TGCTCGTGGCACAACAGTGAATACACAAGAACTTACTGACGATCAAATACAATTAACTATTGATCAAGGTAATTACTTTGCATTCAAAGTTGATGACATAGAGGAACGACAAGCCCACACTAATTGGGAAGCTCTTTCAACTTCAGCAGGTGCATATACTTTGAAAAAAGCTTATGATTACAACGTGCTGAAAGCAATAAATGATAATGCAGCTGGTGATACCACTAATCTTGGTGCAGCTGGTTCTGCAATATCATGTAATACAGGTAACGAATGTGCTAATTATCTTAGCACAGCATCACGTGTCTTAGATGAACAAGATGCTCCACAAGAAAACCGTTGGTTTGTTGCTCCTCCTCAATTCTATGAAATCATGAGACAAGCAGATGCTAAACTCGTGGATTCATCTGTAATTGGGGGTTCTTCTGTATTAACCAATGGATTAATAACAGACAAAACTGTACATGGATTTAAAATGTATCAGTCTAATGTTTTACAAGTTGGTTCTGCAGGAACAGCAGCATCCCATACTTTTGGACCGTCAAGTACATCTGGAGAGTGTGATACTTTATTTGGACATATGTCTGCAGTAGCAACTGCTTCACATATTGCTAAAACTGAAGTAATTCGTGATCCGGACAGCTTTGCAGACGTAGTACGTGGCTTACACGTATTTGGTCGTAAAGTACTTAGAGGATCTGGCACAGGATATACAGCCGTATATGCTGGTGTTGTTGATCTGAACACATAATTGGAGGAATGATACATGGCAACATGGACCGTAACAGGTGGTGGTAGCACAGGTCATTCAGCCAGTGCACCAACCGTTAAAGTCTATAGTGAAATCGTAGACTTTAGTGAGTTTACAACAGCAGGAACTGATGTTATTCAAGTAATAGAGTTGCCTGCTAATTCACTAGTTCTATATGCAGGCATGGATGTCCTAACTGCAGATAGTTCTGGAAACTCAAATGCCCTATCTCTTGGAGATGGAGCTGATGTTGACCGTTGGGTTGCAGCATCTACTCCTACTGCAGGGATGGAAGTAACTAGAGCCAGAGCAGGTGATTCCAGTCTTGGAACTACCTCTGTAGGCTATGCTTACTATGCAGCAGCTGATACTATTGATATAGTATCTTCAGTTGGGGTAACAACTACAGCCAAAGTTAGAGTCTTTGCAGTCGTAGCAGATTGTGATGGACATGGTGATAATGAAGACCAAAATGTAACTTTTGCTTAATGCTATCTGGTGGGGGAGTTTAATCTCCCCTGCCTTTTACATAAAGAGAAAATTATGACAGTACATAAAATAGGTTCAAAAGCACGAGAAAAATTAATTGTAACAGATAAATATCCTGAATACATGCCTAAACCAATTGTGGATACAACAGAACTTAGACTACGTTCAATTGAACAAAGTATAAACTTAATTTTAAAAAAATTAGACAACGGAAATAAATAATGGCAACAACGTATCTAGTATTAGTAAATAATGTACTAAATGAATTAAATGAATCAGAATTAACATCATCTACGTTTTCTAGTAGTAGAGGAGTACAGACTTCTGTAAAGAAATTCGTATTAAAAGCTATGCATGAAGTGTATAATTCTTTATCAGAAATTCCTGATTTGTATAAGTCTACAAAACAAATTACAAATACTGGACAGAGAGTATATGCTTTGCCTTCTTCTAACTCTCCACAATCAGGAGATCTTGCTTATAGAAAAGTAGATTGGGATACTTTTAGGTTAGTACCAAAAGAACTAGTAACCAATGGAGAGTTTACATCTAATATATCCGGCTGGACAACAGGGGATGGTTCTCCATCATACACCAGTAGTGGTAATGGTAGATTAAACTTAAATGATGCAGCAGCATATCAATCTATTTCAACAGTGAAGAATACAACATATAGATTACAGGTTAGGGTTATTAGTCCTAGCAGTTCTACAAGTACTTTAGCTATAAAAGTAGGAACTACAGCAAGTGGAGGAGAAGTTTTAAGTACAACAAAATCTGTAAGTGATTTTGGAGAAGGTGATATTTTAGATACAACATTTACAGCAACAGCACAAACAACATATATCTTCTTTGAAACTGCATCTGGGGTACAATTAGATGTGGACTATGTAAGAATTTCTGAAAATATACCCGTAAAAAAATTAACATATATTTCATATGATGATTGGAATACAAAATATTTAGAAAGAGATTTAACCAATTCTGAATCTTCACAAGGAATGCCAGATTATATATATCCTACACAGGATAAAAAATTTGGATTATCTCCTGTACCTGATCAAAGTAATTATGAAATACAATATGAATATTGGAAAATCCATACAGATTTATCTGCTCATGGTGATACTATGGATTTAGATGATAGATTTAAAGATGTGATTACTACCAGAGCTAAATATTATGCTTATATATTACGATCTGATCCACAAGCTGCTCAAATGGCTTTTGCTGAATATGAGAAGCAATTACAAATTATACGATCAGAATATATAAATACTAAAAACTACATGAGGGATACACGAATATAAATGCCTGAGACTTCTTATACAAAACCGTTTACAGCCAGTTGTGCTGGAGGGTTAATACTTAATAAAGATGTATTTACTATGCATCCGGGTGAAGCTTTACAACTATCAAATTTTGAACCAGATGTAACAGGTGGATATAGAAGAATAAATGGAACAACAAAATATAATTCGACAATAGTAACTCAAGTATCTTCAGCTGATGAAAGAGTTTTAATGTCTGCAATATTTAATGATATAATTGTAGCAGCACGAGGAGGTACAGTATATACAGGAACTACAAGTGGTAGTTGGACAAGTAGAGCAACAAGTAAAGGTACAACTTATACATATGATTTTGATAAATATAATTATAACGGTACAGATAAAATAATAATAGCCACAGGAGCAGCAGCAGCTTTTACACTTGACACAAGTTATTCAGAAGATATAATAAATGCAACAGGTGGAGGTACAGCTCCTACTAATCCAAAATATGTAAAATCTTTTGCTAATCATATGTTTTATGGAGGTATGTCTGACTCTACTCATTCTGTTATATTCTCTGGCCCATTTACAGAAGATGATTTTGATACGAATGCTGGGGAAATAAAAGTAGGTGATGTGGTTACAGGATTAAAAGTTTTCCGTGATGAGTTATTTATATTTTGCCAAACAAAGATTTATAAGATTGCCGGTACCAGTGCCAGTAACTTTGCTCTGGCTGAAGTTGCAAAAAATGTTGGTACTATTGCTAATCAATCCATACAGGAGCTTGGTGGTGATATTATATTCTTATCTGCTGATGGAATTAGAACAATTGCTGGTACTGCAAGAATTGGTGACGTAGAATTAGGAACAGTATCAAAACAAATACAAGATAGAATTAATGATATTACTTATGATAATGTTACATCGTTAGTAGTAAGAGATAAATCACAATATCGTTTATTTTATCCTGTAACAGGTGGGTTAGAAGGTTCTCAAAGAGGTTTAATTGCAACAATTAAAGTTAATCCTAATACACAGCAAATGGGTTACGAATATGCCGATATAAAAGGATTAAAAGTTTCTTGTTGTGACTCAGATTATATAAGTAACGTAGAAACTGTTGTACACGGGGGATATGATGGGTATATCTACAAACAGGATTCAGGTAATGTGTGGACAAGATCTGGAGGAACATCAAACATTGATGCAACATACCGATCACCAGATATAACAATGGGTGATCCGGGTGTTAGAAAAAATATGCAACGAGTAAATCTTAACTGGAAACCAGAAGGTGCAGTAAGTGCAAATATGTATTTAAAATATAACTACGATGATATAGAAACTCCTCAGCCAGATGTATTTACTTTAACTACTTCTGGAAGTGGTGCTAACTATGGTGATGGTTTATATGGTACTGCAGCATACGGACAGGGAGATTTACCAATAACACGACAAGCTGTAGAAGGCTCAGGCTTTGCTGTAGCATTAAAAATAACAGATACAAGTAGTAACATTCCTTTTTCAATAAAAGGTTTTGAACTAGAATTTACACCGGGGGGGAGAAGATAAGATGGCTGTTTATACTAGACAGAGTTCATCAGGAATAGTAGATGGAGGCACAATTGAAGCATCAGATTTAAATGATGAATTTGATCAGTTAGCCTCAGCATTCCTTGCACCAACATTTGGAGTAGGAACAGCTGGAACTGATATTGTAATGACATTTGACGGAGAAACAAATGATGGTGTTATTACATGGATGGAAGATGAAGATTTATTTAAATTTTCTGATGCAATAAACGTTGGTGTTGATGGTACAGGATATGATGTAAAGTTTTTTGGTGATACTTCTGGAAGCTATTGGCTATGGGATCAATCAGCAGATGGAGTTGTCCAGATTGGATC